ATGCGCCCGCCCATGCGCCCGCCCATGCGCCCGCCCCCCGAACGGCGGACCGCCTGGCTGCGGGACGCCTTCGCGACTCAACCCGACGACGGCAGGTCCCCTGCGCTGCAGGGCGACGCCCGCTGTGACATCTGCATCGTCGGCGGCGGCTACACCGACCTGTGGACCGTCCTGGAGATCCTGCGCCGGGCGCCCGGCACCGACATCGTGCTGATCGACGCCGATGTCTGCGGAGGCGGCGCCAGCGGCGCCAACGCCGGTTACCTGATGCCCATGTGGGCCCGGTTCAGCAGCCTGGTCGCCATCAGCGACCACGAGGAGGCACGCCGGCTGGGCGAGGCGTCCGAGCGGGCCGTGGACGAGATCCTGGACTTCGTCGACGAACACGGCATCGACGCCGAGTACCGGCGCGGTCCCTGGCTGTGGGCGGCATCGTCCAAGGCTCAGCACGGCGCCTGGCACACGACCCTGGAGGACCTGGCCCGGGCCGGTGTGGAGCCGCTGCGAGAACTGAGCCCGGACCAGGCGCGCCGGGCGGTCGGCACCCCGTCCCACTTCGGGGCGGTGGCCGATCCCCACTGCGCCACGCTGCAGCCCGCCAAGCTGGTACGCGGCATGCGGCGCGTGGCGCTGGACCAAGGCATACGGATTCACGAGCACACCCCGCTGACCGGGCTGCGCCGGGAGAACGGCGCCGCTGTGGCGGTGGCCCCCCGCGCCACGATTCGCGCCGACCGGGTGGTACTGGCGATCAACGCATGGGCGGGCCAGTTGGAGGAGCTGGCCGACCTGATGGTCACGGTGGCCAGCGACACGGTCCTGACGGTGCCAGTGCCGGACCGGCTCGCCGAGATCGGCTGGCGGGACGCGACCTCCGCATGCGACGCCCGCAAGCGGCTGAACTACTACCGCACCACTGCGGACGGCCGACTGGTGTTCGGCAAGGGCGGCGTCGGGCTGGCCCCTGGCAACTCGGGCGCGAGCACCATGTGGGGCGGCGCCCTGCGCCCCGGCGAGGTGCGGCGCCAGTTCCTACGGCTCTTCCCCGACCTGCGGGACGTGCCGGTGGACATGATGTGGACGGCACCGGTGGAGTACGCGGTCACCTCGGTACCGTTCGCTGGTTGGCTGCGCTCCGTGCCGGGTGTCTGCTACGCCACCGGGTATTCGGGCGACGGGGTGGGCCCCTCCCGACTGATGGCCAAAGTTCTGGCCTCGCTCGTGCTCGGCACCCACGACGAGTGGTCCGGGTCGGCCTTCGCCCGGACCCCGGGCGGCGCCATACCCGGCGAACCGGTGCGGTTGGGTCACGCTGACCACCGGCCCGACACCCACCGCGCCGACATCCTCCACAGCGGTCCGGACACCGTCCTCACCTTCCACGGCGCCGAGCTGTTCACCGCGTGCCTCGTCCAGTCCCCCTACGCCACGTCCTCGAACCCCGAGCTCGGCGGCCGGACGATCGGCGTCTCGGTGTCCCCGCTCGACCGGACCCTGACCCCCGTCAGCCTGTACAGCCTCGCCGCCGCCCTCGACGGCTACGCGGACGAGCTGCGCGGCCTCGCCGACCAGCTCACCGTGATCCTCGCCGGGGGTGAGAGGTGAAGCGCGATCCCCTTCTGTGGGCCGCCCTGGTCGCGGTCCTCGTCGTCCTCGCCTCAGCCGAGTACCGGCTGGCGGTCGCGTGCGGCTTCGGCCAGTACGTCGCCGCCGGCGTCCCCGCGGCCCTCGACGTGTACGCGATCGCCGCGCTCCGGGCCCGCCGGGATGTCCTCGCGGTCGTCGCCGTGCTCATCGGCGTGAACGCAGCCTCGCACCTTGTGGAGGTCGGTCTCCTGCCCGTGGACGTGCCGCTCGTCGTCGCCGTCTCGGCGGTCGCTCCGCTCGTCCTCTGGCGCGTACACCGGCTCGGGGAGGACGTGTCCGCAATTGTTGACACCGATCCGGAGCCCCCGGCGGCACTCGTGGCGGAACCGAGTTCCGCCCCGGCGGAACCAGCGGAACCGATCACCGTCGAGAGGGAGCCCACGGCCGTGTCTGCCATGCCAGACACCAACCCGGTCGGGCCCGTCCTCGGCCCGTGGACGCCCCTCGCGGAACTCGCAGCCGGAACCGGCGGAACCGTCATCGACCTGCGACTCCCCCAGGGATACCGGGCCGCCGGGACCCTCGCCGGAACCGAGGCGGAACCCACACCGGAACCAGTTCCGCCCACGGTTCCGCCGACCGGAACCGGCGCCGCCGACATCACTTCCGAGGACTCCCAGAACACCACCTTCGAGGCCCGCGTCGCGCTCGTCCGCACCTGGCTGGTCACCGAGCCGGAACTCACCGGAACCGAGATCGGAACCAGGCTCGGCGTCTCCGACGGATACGGCAGGCGCGTGCTCAGGAGCGCGCGCGACGGCTCGTGATCCTCGGCCTGTTCTTCGGGCTCTCGGCCCTGCTCGCCCTCTTCGGGCTGTGCGCTGTCGCGCTCCACGACGTCCCCAAGATCTCCGGGACCGTCGCCCTGATCATCACCATGGCCGCGCTCGGCGTGGCCGTCCTCCGATAGGACCCACCGTGCAGTTCGTGACCTTCGGCGGTGTCACCGTCGGACTCTGCATCCTCGGCCACTTCCTCACCACCTGGTTCCCCGGCCGCAAAGCCCTCACCAAGGACCCCGTCCGCCACGCCTCCGCCCTCGCCCCATTCCTCCTGTCGTGGGCATACGGCTGCCTCGCCGTCCTCGGCGTCGGCGGGCTCATCGGCTGGGCCGCCGACACCGCCCTGTGGATCTCCAACTGGTTGGGGGACGCGGCGTTGGTCTGGGGCGTCGGCGGGCAGGCCGGCCAGACCGCCGGCCCCGCCCCGTACCTGCCACTCACCCAGGCCGGGGGCGGGCTCGTGCTCATCCTCACCATGTGCATGGTGGCCGCGGCCAAGAAGTCGAAGCACGGCAGCGACATCGCGCGCGGCGCCTGGTGCGGAATCTGCCTCGGCACATCCTCAGGCATCGCCGGGTTCGCCGCCGTGCCCCTGGCCCAGGCCGTCAACTGGCTCGGCGACACGGTCTACGGAGCCCTGTGATGACCGCCGAGGAGGAGCCGTCCCGGGCGGCTGGCGGGTGCGTCCTCGCGATCCTCGCGGCCGTCGTCGTGGCCGTCGTGTTCGCTGCCTCGACCACAGCGGGGGTGCTCTCGCTGTGGTCCGCCGGAGTCTTCGCCCTGTGGCGGACCGCGCGCCGTATGTCCGCTTCGCGAACCACTCCCCCACCGAGAGGGGTTGCCCCCGAATCCGACGAAGCTGCACGTCGCAGGCTCAAGAAGGCGAGAGGGGCTACGGACCCGAACGGGGTTATGTGCATCATCCACGCACCCGCCGAGGAGGAGGTGAACGAGTCGTGATCAAGCGCCTGTTGACCCTCGTCGGCCTCGCACCCACCTACTGCGGAGACTGCGGGTGGTGGGTCGAGAACTGCCCCCACCAGAAATAGGCCGAGCAGCCTCACCACCACGCACCACAGACGGCCCCCGCCTCGCCGAGGACGGGGGCCTTTCGCATATCTGGGACCCTTGCGCACCTCAACCCGCACGTGCCATCCCGCGCACGTTACAAAGACGTTGAGCGCGGCTACGCGACCAGCGAGTTGTAGAGCTCCGTCATCTTCGTCTCGAAGGGAGGCGCACCGAGTTCCTGGGCGACAGGCATCACCCGCTCCCGAAGAAAGCGGTCGTGATGTTCCGCAGACTCCCAGACGTCCACAACCTGCCAGCCGCCTCCCTCCCGGGGTGCCGCATAGTGAGCGATCAATCCACTCGGCAGGTCGTTGCGGTCTGGAATGACCCGGTCGATGGTCGCCTGGTACAGATCCTGGTTCCAGTCAGGGCCGTAGTGATACCCAAGGACGGGCATGCGCCAGCCCTCCTTCCGCGCTCATGGGGCTGTGACCACGACGCTAGGTCCCGGGCCACAGGACAGCGACCGGCAATAGTCCGTCCGGGGTGCCGCGCTGCCTCGGCAAGAAGCTCCGGCTCCGCGTCGGGCGCCGAGCCCACCACCACTGGCGCCGCACCCACCAAGCCGGCGCCCGCTGACGTACGACTACGGCCCCCGCCTCAACCGAGGACGGGGGCCTTCGCCTGTTTGCTCCGCAGGCCCTCCCTCGGGCGCTCAGACGGCGTGGCGCTCCTTCTGTTCCCGCAGGTCGTGGACGCTGGCGGTGAGGGTGCCGTCTTGCTGTTCGTAGTGGGAGAGGGCGATGCCGAGGCCGAAGAAGGTGGGGGCCCATTCGCCGACGAAGATTCCCCACCGGTCTGCGCGGGCGAGGCCGCCGACGGGTTCGGCTTTGAGGCTGGTTGCCCAGGTGGCGACGGAGAGGCCGATGGAGGCGAAGGCGGCGAGGTAGGCGTGTTCGCTGCGGATGCCCATGTCGTGCAGTTTCTTGATGACCATGGTGTGCTCCGTTCGAACGCAGGGACATTCCATCCCTAAGTACCCGAAACCGCCACAGGTAACCAGCGCCGCGCACGCGCTCCCGGGGGAATCCCCGACGTCCCATACCAGTGCCACGACTGCACCCCCGGCTGTGGCCGATATCTCCCTGCCCCACTCAGTCCGACAGGTGACGACCATGACCAGCAGGCGACAGGATGAGCCATGGCCCCGCAAGCTCGTATCCTCGGCATCGCCGCCGCCGTCATATTCCTCGTCGGCGGCGGATTCGCCGCTGGCCGGCTCACAGCGCCACAGTCCCCGGCCAACGCCGCCGCTTGCTCCGAGCCCCGCAAGGTCTACCAGGAGTTCATCGACAACAACTCCAAGAACCAAGAGGTGGAGCAGCAGCGGTACAGGGGGCGGATGGCGGCAAACACGATCCTGCAGAACCCCGACTGCTTCAGCTCCAGCGACCGAGCGGCCGCGCAAACCCTCCTCGACATGATCGAGCAAGGCGTGCAGCAGGATGCTGTCGACGGCCTGCGCAACGACGTGGAACAGTGCATCGAAGATGCCACCGACCAGTACTCCTGGAGCAACTGCTGACGCCCCAGCGCATCATGGGGGCATGGAGTCGCAGATCATCCGGCCCGGCCACCTCACCGCCCACCAGCTGGCTGCCTAACAATGCACTTCCGGGCGCTTCAAGTTCAACCACATGTTCCACGCTATTGATAGAACAAGAACCACACAAAGAAGGCATCCCACATAGCTGAAAACTCCGCCTGCGTTACGAAAAGAGAGCCACAGAATATGAGTCGAGAAAGCTATAGCGATAGCCAGAATGGAGCCATAAACTAATACATTAGCCGTGTAGCGCCCCCATGAAGAGACGTCAGGATCAAGGAATTCCTCACCGACAGTTACGCCAAATCGGAAGGCCCCCGAAGGCCGCCTCGGGCATGTGAGGCTCTTCTGCACCGGGACACTTTGGATCAGAGAAGAGTCCATGACTACGAGTTGCGCCAGCCTTCGCTCTACCAGGAGCGCCGTATGTGATCTTGCTCCATTCATCCCGACCATAACTTGATGGTAAGCGACAAGCGCACATGCGGGAGTGGGAGCGAACGCCAGAACGCTACCGTTAAGAGGGGTGGCTGCACTCGTGTATGCAGATACGGCCGCCATATAAGTCAAGGCGAAACCGAGTATCGCGAGAGTGTTGGTGAACACCGCTGCATTGTCGGCGCGTTCAGCTTGATAAAGGGAAGTCAGCAGGGAAATCTCCTCGCCCCTTGAGGGCGATGGATTACTGGACATTGCACTATGCCCTTCACTCAGACCACGCCCACCCCACGAGGAGCCAACGTCGGCCAGCCTCGCCCCCGAGGGCTTCCACCCCACTACTACCCCAGCACTGCGACCGAATAGACGCTCGGTCGGGCAGACTTTACCTACCAGAGACCCCGGCGACGGCGGCAACCGTCCCGGGGCACGGTCGACCTGAGTAGGAGATCGACATGTACAAGGTACGAGCGCAAAACCTCCTCGCCCAACACGCCCACGAAGAGACTCCCGAACGAGTCTTCGCCGACCTCGTCGACCGAGATGACCCCGCATTCCCGGAGATCACGCAGGCTCTCGTCGACTTCGCCTTCGAACTCGGTGATCCCGAGGCTGTCGACGACGGCATAGTGAAGGCCGCGATTCGTATCGGACGAGCCCGGCACGACCGCCACCAGCAAGGCGAAGTCCTGCCTCCCCACACGGGCCTCATGCCTCGGCGCGAGACCGACCCCCGCGCCGTCGTCTACTACATCCGTCGAGGCGCCATGGTGAAGATCGGCACGACCGTCGACCTACGAGGCCGCATGGCCACCCTGCTGCCCGAGGAAGTCCTGGCCATCGAGCCCGGAGACCAGAAGCTGGAGGCCCAGAGGCACCAAACCTTCCGTGCGCTCCGCGTGCCGGGCCAGCGCGAGTGGTTCTACGCGGGCCGGGAAATCCAGGACCACATCCGGCAAGTCCTCGCACAGCACGGGCCGCCACCTGAGGACCTCCCTACGCTCCAGCCCGGAAATGGCATGCTGAACACATGAGCGACCCCTTGATCGTCGACATCTACGCGGCGGCACTGAGCGCCCAGCAAAAGCCCGGCACCATCCGCCAGTGGCTCCGCCGAGGACGCCTCACCCACCACGGCTACGACTGCCAGGGCCGTGCCCTCGTCGACCTTCATGAGCTTCAGCCGTCAGTCGAAGACCAAGCGGCTTGACCAGTAGCCTGACCTGCTGTAACACTCAAGCCACGTTCACTGTGCCTTCAACCGGCACCACAGACCTCCGAGGCCCCGCACACCAACGGGGCCTTATGTATGCGCAGGAGGCAGCAATGCCCACGCGCAAGGCCATGCAGGTCTGCCCCACACCAGGCTGCCCCACCCTCACCCCAGCAGGACCCTGCCCCGCCTGCCAGGCCAAGGCCCGCGCCGCCCGACCCCAGCCCAACCAGCGTGGCTACAACACAGCATGGCGCAAGGCCAGCGCCGAGTACCTGCGTGACCATCCCTGGTGCGAGTGCCACGAGTGCGCAGACCTACCCATGCTCCAGCGGGACCGGGCCACCGAGGTCGACCACATCGACGGCCTCGGACCACTCGGCCCCCGAGGCTTCGACCCGAGCAACTGGCAGGCCATGAGCAAGCGCCACCACTCCCGCAAGACCGCAGCTGAGACCTGGGGCACGTGACGCACGGTCACGGACCCACGGGGGTGACCCCCGGGCGGCTGGGGGTGGAACAGCGCGGGGGAGGGCGCCGGGAGGTCGGCCGGGTTCAGAGGGTCCCCGCCGTCACGCAAGGTGACGGCCTGGTGCTGCGCAACGCAGCGCGTTGAAGGAGTGATCGACATGCCCCGTGGCGGAGCGCGCGCGGTCTCCGGGCCGGCACCGGATCCCCGGTCCCTGCGCAGTACGAAGGCTCAGGACAAGGGCGGATGGCGGACGCTGCCCGCCGAGGGCCGCCAGGCGCCGGCGCCCGACTGGCCGCTGACGACGGCGTCCGAGCGCGAGTTGGACCTGTGGGAAGACCTGTGGGTCAAGCCGCAGGCCGTGGCGTGGGAGGACATGGGGCAGGAGTTGGAGGTCGCCCTGTTCGTGCGGACGCTCGCCGAGGCCGAGCGCGCGGACGGGCGGGTGGACGTGAAGAAGATGGTGCGGGGCTACCTCGACTCGCTCGGGCTGAGCGTGGCGGGCATGAACCGCAACCGGTGGAAGGTCGCGCCCGCGCTGGAGGACCAGGGCGAGGACGTGCCGGAGACCGCGGCCCCGCCCGTGCGGCCCCCGTCGGCTCGTGACCGGCTGAAGGTCGTGTTCAGTGGTGAAGGGGCCTGACGCCTCGCCCGAGTTCGTCGTCGACTTCCCTACCCTGTGGATCGTTCCCGACTGGATCGAACACCACTGCCCGATTCCGGACGGCTTTCGTGCGGGCGAGGACATGGAGCTGTACCCGTGGCAGCTGTGGTGTACGGCCAACCACTACCGGGTGAAGCCGGGAGTTGATCCGTACCGGGAGAACGGGGAGCGGCGGTTCGCCTCCGCGTTCCACTACCGGCGCAGTCAGATCGTGGCTCCGCAGAAGACGGGCAAGGGGCCGTGGTCGGCGACGATCGTCCTGGCTGAGGCGGCTGGGCCGGTGGTGTTCGACGGGTGGGCGCGGGGCGGCGAGCGGTACCGGTGCTCGGACCATGGCTGTGGTTGCGGCTGGTGGTACGAGTACCGGCCGGGTGACCCGATGGGTGTTCCGTGGCCGACGCCGCTGATTCAGCTGATGGCCACGTCGGAATCGCAGGTCGACAACGTGTACCGGCCGCTTCAGTCGATGGTGAAGAAGGGTCCGCTTGCCGAGCTGATGAGGGTGGGTGAGGAGTTCACCCGGGTCGGCGAGGACGGGAAGATCGAGACGGTCACGTCGAGCGCTTTGTCCCGGCTGGGTAACCCAATCATCTTTGCGATGCAGGACGAGTCCGGCCTGTACACGGCGGCGAACAAGCTGCGGAAGGCGGCGGAGACTCAGCGGCGTGGTGCGGCCGGCATGGGCGGCCGGTCGATGGAGACGACGAACGGGTGGGATCCGTCCGAGGCCTCGGTCGCGCAGACCACGCATGAGGCCAAGGCGAAGGACATCTTCAAGTACCACCCCGAGGCGCCGAAGTCGCTGTCCTACAGCAACAAGCGGGACCGCCGGAAGATCCACGCGGTGGTGTACGCGGGCTCGTCCCACGTCGACCTGGACGTTATCGAGGCCGAGGCGGCCGAGATCATGGAGAAGGATCCGGCGCAGGCTGAGCGGTTCTTCGGCAACCGGTGCGTCGCTGGTACGGCGTCGTGGCTGGACGTCGCCCGGTGGGCAGCGAAGGCGCAGCGCGTGCGGGTGCGCGCGGGCACGCGGGTGGTCCTCGGCTTCGACGGCAGTGACGTCGACGACTGGACGGCGATTCGGGCCGAGACCATGCAGGGCTATCAGTTCACGCCGTTGTACGGGCCGGACGATGCGCCGACCATCTGGAACCCGGCCGACTACGACGGCCAGGTGCCGCGCGCGGAGGTGCGGGCCGCTGTCGACCAGCTGATGCGCCGGTACGACGTGGTGCGGATGTACTGCGATCCGCCGTACTGGGACACCGAGGTCGACGAGTGGGTCGACAAGTACGGGGAGGAGCGCGTGATCCGCTGGCACACCCGGCGGATCATCGCGATGCACGCCGCGTGTGAGCGGCTGAAGACGGACGTGCTGAAGCGGAACAGTGAGGGCGCCGCGTTCACGCACGACGGATGCCCGATCACCGAGGCGCACATCGCCAACGCCCGCGCGGCCGCGCGCCCGTCGGACCGGTACGTGCTGCGCAAGGCATCGCCTGCCCAGAAGATCGACGCGGTCATCCCGTCGGTCCTGGCTCACGAGGCGCTCGGTGACGTGATCGCGGCGGGTCTCACGGAGCCGGAGACGTCCTACTACTACGGCAGTTGACGGGAGGTGCGTCGTGGCGACGGAAGCCCAAGCGCTGCAGCTGGTGGCGCTGCTGGAGAACGAGCTGATCCGTCGGCGCGGCCCGATCGACCGGTACAACGCGTACTACCGGGGCAAGCACCCGCTGAAGTTTGCGTCCCAGGAGTTCGCGAAGTTCCACGGCGACCGCTACCGCGACTTCTCCGACAACTGGGTGCAGGTGGTGGCCGACTCTCCGGTTGAGCGGCTGACCGTGACCGGGTTCCTCGCCGATGGCGAGACGTCTGCGGACAAGGATCTGTGGCGGGTGTGGCAGGTCAACGGCCTCGACGCCGACTCCCAGTTGGGGTTCCTCGGCGCGGTGACCGGGGCTCGCTGTTTCGTGCTGGTGTGGGGTGACCCGGACGACCCGGGCATGCCGGTCGTCACGTTCGAGGACGCCAGTCAGTCGATCGTCGCCTACGAGCCAGGCTCTCGCCGGCACCGCCGGGCGGCGCTGAAGCGGTGGCAGGACGGCAACGAGGACTACGCCACGCTGTACCTGAAGAACGAGGTGTGGAAGTTCTGCCGCCCGGTCCAGCAGCAGGACAAGTCTCCGCAGATGGCGGACGTCGATGAGGAGCTGAAGCGGTGGCGGCCGCGGGAGATGGCCGATGAGCCGAACCCGCAGCCCAACCCGATGGGCGTTGTGCCGATGGTGGAGCTCCCGAACAAGCCGATGCTGGTCGAGGACCCCATCAGCGATGTGACTGGCGTGGTGGCGATGCAGGACGCCATCAACTTGCTGTGGGCCCAGTTGTTCACCGCTTCCGACTACGCCTCGTTCCCGCAGCGGGTGGTCCTGGGCGCCGAACGGCCGATGATCCCCAAGCTGAACAGTGCGGGCGAGATCGTCGGCAAGCAGCCCGTCGACCTGGACAAGTTCATGGTCGACCGGGTCGCGTGGATCACCGGCAAGGACGCGAAGATCGCCGAGTGGCAGGCCGCGAACCTGGCCATGTACACCGGCATCATCGAGGTCGCGGTGGGGCACCTGGCCGCGCAGACCCGCACACCGCAGCACTACTTGATCGGCAAGATGGCCAACCTCGCCGAGGGCGCGCTGCTTGCCGCGGAGACCGGCCTCGTCAAGCGGTGCGACGAGAAGATCCTCTGGTACGGGCAGGGCTTGCGTGAGGTGGGCCGGTTGATCGCCCTGGCCAAGGGCGAGGATGCGAAGGCCGAGGCACTCCGGTCGGGGCGCGTGCTGTGGGCGGACACCGAGTCCCGCAGCCACGCGCAGATGGCGGATGCGCTGCTGAAGCTGAAGCAGCTCGGGTTCCCCTTCGAGTGGCTGGCCCTGCGCTACGGGCTGACACCGACTGAGGTGTCCGACGTCGTGGCGATGCGGGAGCGGGAGATGGAGATGGACCCCGTCGCCGAGATCACCCGCACCTTGACCGCCGGGGCGGCCGAGCCCGCCGACGAGGCAGACCCGGAGACGGAGGCCGAGGACCCTGACGATCTGGAGGAGCCGGAGGCCGCGGCGTGAGCCCGTCCCCGGAGGCGGTCGCGCACATGGAAGCGCGTGCTCGTCTCGCGGAGGCGACCGGGCGGGCGGCCCGAGGCGTGTGGCGCGAGATCGACCGGGACAACATCTACAGTTCCTGGCTGACCCTGCTGGCACGCCTGGTGGCGATCGTGACGGCCGGACAACTGGCCGCCGCGCGCGGCGCCGAGCCGTGGCTTGAGGAACTCCTCGGCGAGGACCCGGACCAGCCTGGGTCCGTGCGTCTGGTGCCTGCGGCGCTGGCCGGTGTGGACGGCGGGGGGCGGCCGCTCGCGAGCGGCCTGATGGCGCCGATGTGGTCCGCGCTGCGACTGGTCACCGCGGGCAGGCCCATCACGCAGGCGATGGTCCACGGTCAGGCCCTCCTGGACGTCATCGTGCAGACTGCCGTGGCGGACGCGGGACGGGTCGCGGACCAGGTCGCCATGGTGTCGAGGCCGGCCATCAAGTCCTACGTGCGGGTGGTGGAGGGCGGCGCTTGCTCAAGGTGCGTCATCCTCGGCGGTATCGAGTCGTCGGTGTCCCGTGCGTTCCAGCGCCACCCGAAGTGCAAGTGCTCCATGGACCCGGTCACCGCCGACCACCGGCCGACGGCGACCAGCCCGAAGGAGGTCTTCGACGCGATGTCGCCCGCCCAGCGCCGGAAGACGTTCGGTGAGGCCGGCGTGAGGGCGATCGAGGACGGCGCGGACATCGCGCAGGTCGTCAACGCCCGCCGCGGCATGACGTCGGCGACCGTGTTCGGCCGGCGCGTGCAGGCGACGTCCGAGGGCATCACCTCGCGCGGCTTCGCGGGGTCCCGCCTGAAGAAGGTGCAGGGCCAGCGCTACCGCGTCTCGCAGACTCCGCGGCTGATGCCGGAGGAGATCTACCGGCTCGCAGACGACCGCGAACACGCGATTCGGCTGCTGACCCGGCACGGCTTCATCGCCTGACCCCGGCCGTGCGCAACGCACGGTCCCTTCACCCCGCAACGGGAGACACATCATGCACGCAACCCTGCCCGTACACCCGCGCACGCACGTCCGCGCGCTCGGCTGGCGCAAGGCCCGCCCCGGCGAGGACGACGACCAGCTGTACCCGGTCTGGCCGGTCCTCGGCGGCGCCGAGGACGACGACCAGGACGACGACGCTGGCGACGGCGGAGACGACGCCGATGACCAAGACGACGACGGCTCGGACGAGGGCGGCGACGGGGACGGGGACGGCGGTGACGCCGACGGCTCCGGCGGAGACGACGACGCGGACCCCGAGGGCGCCGACCAGCTCGGCGACAAGGGCAAACGCGCGCTCGCCTCGATGAAGGGCAAGTGGCGCACCGAGCGCGACAAGCGGCGGGAGCTGGAGAGGCTCCTGGCGGAGAAGGACGCCACCTCATCGGGCGGCGCCAAGGACGACGCGGACACGGTCCGCAGGCAGGCGGAGGCGGCCGCAACGGTCAAGGCCAACGTCCGCATCGTCCGTTCGGAAGTGCGCGCCGCGGCGGCCGGCAAGCTCGCCGACCCCAAGGACGCGCTCACGTTCCTCGACCTCAGCCAGTTCGAGGTGAACGAGGACGGCGAGGTCGACGCGGAGGAGATCTCCGATGCGATCGACGACCTGCTGAAGAGCAAGCCCTACCTGGCAGCCGCAACGGCCAAACCGAGGTTCCAGGGCACCGGCGACGGCGGGGCAGCGCGCAAGGCGTCCCGGCCCAAGCAGCTCACTGAGCAAGACCTCAAGACCATGTCGCCCGAGGCGATCGACAAGGCCCACAAGGAGGGCCGGTTCGACGACCTGCTGGGCGGCGGCTGACCCATAGGGAGGGCCCACCGTGGCTATCACCAACTTCAAGCCGCAGATCTGGAGCGCCCGGCTCCTGGTCGCGTGGCGCAAGGCACTCGTCTACGGCGGGCCCATGGTGGTCAACCGGGACTACGAGGGCGACATCGCCGAGGCCGGTGACGTCGTCAAGATCACTTCCATCAGTGACCCGACGATCTCGGACTACGTGCCGAACTCGACGACGATCACGCCGGAGGAGCTGACCGACGCTCAGCGGAACCTGGTCATCGACCAGTCGAAGTACTGGGCGTTCAAGGTCGACGACGTCGACAAGCGGCAGGCCAAGGGCAACGTCATGCCGGAGGCCATGAGCCGGGCCGCGTACAAGCTGGCCGACACCGCCGACCAGTACGTCGCGGGCCTGTACACGGGCGTCGCTGCGGGCAACAACCTCGGCACCGTGCCGGTCGTCGCGGCCACGCCAGAGGACGCCTACGACGACGTCCTCGTCCCGCTCAAGGTGGTCCTCGACGAGGCGGACGTCCCGACCGTGGGCCGCTACTGCGTGGTCCCGGCCTGGTTCCACGGCCGTCTGCTGCGTGACGACCGGTTCGTCTCGGCGGACAAGGCCGGTACGACCGAGGGCCTGCGAAACGGCTTCGTGGGACGCGCGGCGGGTTTCGACATCATGATGTCGAACAACTGCCCGAACCCGACCGGTGACGACTACGTCGTCCAGGCCGGTGTCAACGCGGCGATCTCCTTCGCCGAGCAGATCAACAAGACCGAGGCATACCGCCCCGAGTCGTCGTTCTCGGACGCCGTGAAGGGCCTGGCCCTGTACGGGGCAAAGCTCGTGCGCCCCGACGGCATCGCCATCGCCACCGCCTCCCAGACCTGATCAGGAAGGAGACCAAGCCATGCCGCGTACCGCCATCGCGTACCGCAACCTGGTCGCCAACAGCTCCCTCAACGGCGCCACCGGTCCGACGACCGTGGACGCCACGCTCGTCACCAACGGCGTCGTTATCAACGATGCCGTGCCCGAGTACACGCTCATCCGCACGACCCACACCGACGCGGCCGCGCACGACCTCATCGTCCGTGCCGGCGACAACCCGCCCGCCCTCGCCGCAGGGCAGGGCGACCTCACGGTCGAGGTCGCGGCCACGTCGGGCGTGCGCTACTTCGGGCCGTTCGAGTCGGGCCGGTTCCTGCAGTCGGACGGCACCATGCAGATCGACTTCGAGACCGGCTATGCCGGGACGATCGACATCCTGCGCATCCCGCGGAGCGTGTGATGACTGCACAGCTTCCCGACGACGTCACCGAAGAGGAACTGGCCGCCGCGCTGCGGCTCGTGCGCCGCCGCCAGACCGCCCATGCGCGGCCGCCGGTGAAGGACGAGGGCACCGTCTTTATCCGGGGTGAGGGCGGTGCCGTCTTCGAGGTGACGCCGTCGAAGATGACCCCGGACATGAAGCGCCGCCTCATGCTGGGCTACCTGCGGCAGGTCAACGCGGACGGCTCCCCGCTGAGGGAGTCGGCCCCGGCTGCGCCCGCCGCACCGGCAGGCGGCAGCGCGCTGACCCAGGGCCAGGTGCCCAGGCCCGCGAAGTCCGCGCCGAAGAAGGACTGGGTGCTGTACGGCGTGGCCGTTCTCGGCCTGGACGCCGAGGTCGCTGAGGGCATGACCCGGCAGGAGCTCATCGACCTCCCGGCCGACCACGCCCAGCACCCCGGCCCGACGCCCGGCGCCGCCGCGAGCGCAACGCCAGCCGCCAGCCGCCCGGACGAGGACGCCCCGAAGGCGGCATGGGTCGACCACATCGTCAAGCAGGGGCTGCTGTCCCGGGAGGACGCCGAGGCGTACACCAAGGACGACCTGATCGCCATGGTCTCCTGACCGGAAGGGAGGCTGGCTGTGGCGCTTGCTGCTCTGGCGGCCCTCGCCGACCTCATGGCCCGCGGCCTGACTGTCGAGGCCGGCCAGGAGACCACCGTCGCCACGACGTACCTCGACGTCGCCTCGACCGCGGTCCGGGAGGCGGCCGGGGTGCCGATCTCCCAGACCACTTCCACCGTGCTGCTGGAAGGGCCGCCGTCTGAGTGGCTGACCCTGCCGGGGCTGCCGATCCTGTCGGTGGCCACGGTGGAGATCGATGGGGAGGCGGTCACCGACTGGCGGCTTCGCTCGCACCGGCTGTGGCGCTCCTGCGGCTGGTCGCCTGGCTGCGGTCCGTCGGAGGTCGAGGTGGTCCAGACGCACGGCTTGAACCCGGTGCCCTCGGACATCTCGACCTGGTGTGCCGGATCACGGCAACCGCGCTGGCCGACTACCGGGCCGACCCCGACGGCGCGGGCCTGACGGCCGTGGACATCCGCTCCGAGCGGATCGGCGACTACTCCGTCACCTACGGGGACTCCGGGCTGATCACCACGATGGAGCTTCCGGACTACCTGCGCGAGCGGCTGGCCGCACGGTTCGGCGGGGGCGCGGCGCTGGTGAGGTCGCGGTGAGGGGCCGCGGCAACATTGGCCGCTACCTCAACCGGCAGTTGTCCGTGTACCGGATGCAGACCACAGACGACGGCTACGGCGGGCAGGAGACGGCGCTCGTCGCGGTCGGCACGGTACGGGCGAAGGTCGACCAGCCCTCCCCGACCGAGCGGATGGTCGCCGCACAGACCAACTCCCGGCACTCGCACGACATCTACCTGCTGCCCACCGCGGATGTCCGCCGCGGCGACGAGCTGCGCGGCACCGACGCCCTCGGACACGACCAGGTGTTCCTGGTGCAGTCGGTCGTTCAGCCCTCCACACCCGTTTACACGAAGGCTCTCGTCGAGCTGACCCAAGCAGAAGGAGAACCCGATGGCTGACCTCAACCTCGTCAGCGTCCCGGTGGCCACCGGCATCGCCGACGTCGCCGCCCAGGCAGTGGCGGCCGCCTCGGGCGGCGACACCGCCCAGGTCGGGCCGGGCCGATTCCTGTACATCAACAACGCGGACGCCTCGTCGAAGACCGTGACCGTCGTGGCTCCGGGCACCGTGAAGGGGCTCGCGGTCGCGGACGCCTCGGTCGTGGTGGCCGCCGGAGACCACGCGATCATCCCGCTGAACAACGTCTACCGCGGCGTCACCGGCCGCGCGTCGATCACCTACAGCGCGGTCACCTCGGTGACGGTGGCCGCGTTCGAGCTGGATTCCTGACCCGTGGCCGGGCGCCGAAGGGCACGCGTGGAGATCGTCGGCCTGGACCGGCTGCAGCGGCGCCTGGCCGAGGTGGTGCCGCAGCTGAAGGAGGCCGCGCAGGCGGCCGTTCAGGACGCGGGCAAGACGCTGAAGGCCGACGTGGCACGAGGCGTCCGCAAGGACACGCAGAACCTGCAGAACAGTGTCGAGGACACCTACGACCGCGACGGGCTGCGCACGTCGGTGGGCTGGCGCGACCAGGACGACCTGTACGCCGTGTTCCACGAACGCGGCACCCGCCGCATGCCCGCGAACCCCACGCTGATCCCGGCACTGGCCCGTGAGGGCCCGCAGTTGGTGGCCAAGCTGCGGGACGAAGTGAGGAGGCAGCTGCGGTGAGTATGCCCGTCTCCGATTCCGCCCTGCTGCCGCTGCAGGCGGCCGTCCTCACCACCCTGAAGGCGGACACACAGCTACGCGGCCTGGTCCAGGGCGTCTTCGACTGGGTCGCGGAGGACCAGGCCTATCCGTACATCGTCCTCGGCGAGGCCATCGAGACACCCGACAACGCCAACGACAGCCACGGCTCCAACACGGTGATCACGCTGCATGTGTGGTCGCAGTACCGCGGCTACGCGCAGGCCCTCAGGATCGCCGCCCGGGTGCGGGCGCTGCTCGAGCACCGGCCGCTGACGATCGCCGGGCACCGGCACGTGGCCACCTACTACGTGTCCCAGCAGACGCTCACCGATCCCGAACCACCGGGCGATATCCGGCACGTACCCATCTCGTTCCGGGTCCTGACCCAGGTCAGCCCCTAACCACCAGCATCAGGAAGGAAGTGACCCGCCATGGCCGGTGAGGACGCAACCGGGACCCAGCTCAAGCGCGACAGCAACGGCGCCGGAGTGTTCGTGACGATCGCGAGCGTCGAGGATCTGTCGGGGCCCTCCCGTACCCGCAACATGATCGACGTGTCCGCGCACGACTCCCCGGACAACTACCGGGAGTTCGTCAAGGGCATGAAGGACGGCGGCGAGGTCACCGCCACGATCAACTACCAGCCCGGTGAGACCACCCACCAGGCCCTCGACGCCGACTTCGAAGAGGACGAGCTGCGCGACTACCAGCTCGTGCTGCTGCCCGGGGACGCGGACGAGCACACCTGGGACTTCACCGCAGGCATCTCGGACATCAGCGATGAGTTCCCCCTCGACGACAAGATGGCCCGGGAAGTCACCTTCAAGATCAGTGGTAAGCCGACGCTGACCCCGACCGGCTGACGAAGCAGACAAGGAGCAGCCCCGTGGGCAGCATCAAGGAAGCCATCCGGTCCGCGCAGGACATCGGCCGCCAGGAGGACGTGGACATCCCCGAGTGGGGCATCACCGTCGACGTGTGGGGCCTGCCCTCGGGGGACTGGGAGGCCTACCAGAACAAGCTGAACAAGCTCCGTTTCTCCGAGGGCAAGGGCGGAGCCGAGATGAACGTCCGCTCCAACCGGGCGGAGATCATCGCCAAGTCCCTGCGGGAGCCGGGCACGGACAAGCTCGTGTTCACCGACCTGGCCGAGGGGATCTCGATCCTGTCCAAGAAGAACCAGGGCACGGTCGACGGCCTGTTCAAGCTGATCCGCCATCTGTCGGGTGAGGACCGGGACTTCGAGCAGAAGGTGAAGGACGCGGAGGGAAACTCCGCCGACGGCCAGAGCTGAAGCTCCTGCTCGATCTGGCCGTCGCCTTCCACATCCCGCCGGACGAGGTCATGGACCGCTTCTCCGAAGAGTCCATGATCCTCCTGGTCGCGTACCAGAACCTGTACGGGCCCATCACCCCGAACCGGCTGGACATCACCCTCGCCCGCCTGGGCATGGACGTGGTCGCCCCGCACATGAAACGCGGCAGGCGGCCCGCACTCAAGGACCACCTGATGGTGTGGTCCCGCGGCGCCCGGCCGCGCCGCACCGGGCGGGAACTCCTCGAGGTCGTCAAGGGCATCCAGGCCGCCTACGACCAGGCCGACGAACGGCAGCAATCACAGCGCGGCGAGCGGGCCCGACTCGCCCGCCGGGCCCTGCGGACACGACGGGAGGGCTGACACATGGCGGTTCTGGATGAGCTCCTGGTGCGCCTCGGCGTCGACATGTCGGATGCGGAAGCGCAGGTGGACGAGGGCGCGCAAGGCATCGAGAACCGGCTGAACGGGCTGAGCGTGGCCGGTGGTGTCGCGGCGGCCGGCCTCGGTGCCGCCTTCGTCGTCGGGCTCGGTGCGGCGATGGACATCTCCTCGGTCACCACCCAGCTGGAGAACCAGCTGAACCTCACCGACGAGGAAGCCGCCCGCGCCGGGTCGGTCGCCGGTGACGTGTTCGCCGCCGGGTTCGGCGGATCCATGGACGAGGTCGGCGAGGCCCTGTCGGCGGTGTCGTCGTCGATGCAGGAGTTCGGCAGCGTCTCCGACAAGGAGATGGAGCAACTGACGAAGTCCGCGCTCGGCTTGGCGAAGACGTTCAACTTCGACGTCACCGAGGCCGCCGCGGGCGCAGGCAACCTGATCAAGGCCGGACTGGCGAAGGACGGCACCGAGGCCATGGACCTCCTCGCCGCGGCGGCACAGAAACTCCCAGCGGCGATGCGCGAGGAACTGCCCGCGGTCACCAAGGAGTACTCGGAGTTCTTCGGGCAACTCGGCTTCACCGGCCCGCAGATGATGGGCCTGCTGACCGAGGCGGCGAAGAATCCGACGTTCGAGATCGACAAGATGGGCGACGCCATCAAGGAGTTCACGCTCCTCATGGCGGACACCGGCAAGGTCACCGACCCGCTGAAGGAACTCGGCCTGGACGTCGAGCACATCCAGAAACTCATGAACACCGGGCAGGGCACGAAGGCCTTCGACGAGGTCAACAACGCCCTGCTGAAGGTCGAGGACCAGACCAAGCGGACCGCGCTGCAGGCCGCCCTCTTCGGCGGCCCGGGTGAGGACGTCGGCAACACGCTGCAGGCCATCGCCGAGGCCGGAGGCACCGCGGGAACCAGCCTCGGGGACGTCGCCGGCGCGGCGAAGAAGGTCACCGACAAGATGGAGGCCAGCCCCGCCCAGCAGTTCGATTCGATCATGCGGTCGGTGACGATGACGCTCGGCGAGATGCTGCTGCCCGCGCTGAAGTTCGTCGCCAGCCTGTTCGCCGAGCATCCCGGCCTGGTGAAGGTCCTCGTGCCGATCGTGCTCGCCCTCGCCGCAGCTCTGGTCATCGCTGCGGCCGCCCAGTGGGCGATGAACGCGGCGCTGCTGGCGAACCCGTACACGTGGATCGTCATCGCCATCGTCGCCCTCGCGGCGATCATCATCGCGAACTGGGACAAGATCAAAGAGTGGACGCTCAAGATCTGGGACGCGGTATGGGGGTTCATCAAGGGCGCCGCCGCGAAGATCTGGGACCTCTTCCTGACCTGGACGCTCGTCGGCTTGGTCATCAAGCACTGGGACACGATCAAGTCCAAGACGGTCGCCGCCTGGAACGCGATCGTCGGCTGGGTCAAGGGCATCCCCGGCATGCTCTACAACGCGTTCCTGAATTTCACCCTGATCGGCTTGCTGATCAAGCACTGGGACACCATCAAGCGCACCACGAGCGACCGGGTGACCGGGCTGGTCGACCTGGTCCGCAAGCTGCCCCAGCGGCTGGCGGACGCGGCGCGCGGTATGTGGGGGTTTGTCACCAGCGGTCTGAAGGGCGCTGTGAACGGCGCGATCGGCATCGTCAATGACGCGATCTTCTTCATCAACGACAAGCTGATCGCCAACGCCAACCGGATCCCCGGTGTGAGCATCCCCTGGATCCCCTACATCCCGTTCCTCGCCGACGGCGGCATCACCACAGGGCCCACTCTGGCGATGATCGGCGAGGGCGCAGAGGACGAAGTCGTGCTGCCGCTGTCAAGGCTGGAAGGCATGCTCAACACCGCCTCCGCGCCGTCCGTGCACAAGGTGGCCCCCGCCGAACAGCGCATGGTGCTCGAACTGCGCGGCGGCTCCCGCGCCTTCCGTGAGTTCTTCCAGGAGTCCGTCCGCGCCGAGGCGGGCAGCGACATCGAGGTCTACGTGAGGGGATGACATGGCACTGCCCCCCAGGCTCTGGGCCGAACTGTTCTTCGACGGCACGTGGAACCCGGTCACCCGGGACCTTCGTAAGACCTCAACCGTGACGTTCACGCGCGGCCTGTCCGCGGAGTCGTCCTCTGCGGCCGCCCCCACGGTCTGCGAATGCGTCCTGGACAACCGCAGCTTCACGTATGCGCCGCGCAACCCGGAATCCGACCTGTACGGCAAGATCGGACGGAACACGCCCATGCGGCTCGGCTACTACGCCGGGTCGCCCTGGGCCGAGATGCCGGGCACGGCGGGGAACTCGCTGACCACCCCCGACGCCGCGGGGCTGGCCGTGACGGACCTGGACCTGCGTATCGAACTCGCCCTGGAGGACTGGTCGCAGCAGAAGCTCGCTGGGCGGTACGAGGTCACGGGCGACAACCGCAGCTGGGGCCTCATGATGGGCGGAACGGGCCAGGTGTCGCTCCTGTGGTCGCCCAACGGCACGCTGGCGAGCCGGATCCAGGAGTTCTCCACCGAACCCCTCAAGGCGTACAACGGCCAGCGCCTGACCCTGCGCGTCACTCTCGACGTGAACAACGGGGCCGGAGGCTACGAGGTGCGCTTCTACACGGGCCGCACCGTCGACGACGAGGAGTGGAACCTCCTCGGCGAACCCGTCGTGGGCGCAGCGACCACGGCCGTGTTCGACGGCACGGCCGGGATCGAACTGGGCGACATCGCCGATCTTCTTGACGACACCATGAACGGAAAGCTGTTCGCCTTCAAGCTCCTCAGCGGCATCGGCACGGCGGGGACCGTCGCCGCTTCCATGCGGACCTCGGACGCCGGCGCCGGGGTGCGGTCGTTCACGTCGGGCGGCGCCACATGGACGGTCAACGGCGGCGCCGCCCTCACCAACAAGCACACCCGGATCTCCGGCGAGGTACCCGAGTGGCCCCCCAGCCGGGACATCAGCGGCAACGACAGCTACGTCTCCGTGGCCCCCACCGGCATCACCCGGCGCATGGACGCGGGCAACAAACCGGAGGACTCGGCGCTGCTGCGGTTCATCCGCGCCGACAACCCGATCGAATGCTGGCCCCTGACCGACGGCCTGACCAGCACCCGGGGGAAGTCCCTGGTGGGCGGCAAGGACATGGTTCCCGTACTGACATCGGGATCGGTCCCTCCCGAGTGGGGGGTCAACGAGATGACTCCGGGCATCGAGCCGGTCATCGCGCTGAAGAAGGAGACACGGGGAACCATCACCGGACGCGTCCCCAACAGCACATCGGCCGCGAGCTTGTGGTCCGTGGACTACTTCTTCGCCACGGCCGCCCAAGGCGACTGCGGAACGTTCTCGATCTACGACCGTGGTGCGAACACCGATGCCGACAACCTCGTCTACTTCCAGATCGGCTGCGACCAGGGAAGCGACGACCTCACCGTCTTCAGGTTCTCCCAGGGCGAGACGTCGTCATCCTTCGCGCTGATCAGCACAGTGACCTCCCCCGGGGTGTTCGACGGCCTGATGCATCACATCCGGTTCACCATGGACCCCGGCGGATCAGACTCGGTCTGGGCCATCTACATCGACGGGGTCCAGGCGGACACCGGCACGCTCGCCGGCATCGTGGTCAAAGCGGTCAGTCAAGTCTCGTTCTCCTGGTCGCTCACCACCAGCGACCCCATCCAGAAGGCGGACACGCTTCTCGGGTACGTCACGTACTGGGACAGCAATGGCCCCACCGCCGCCGAAATGTGGCAGGCGGCTACGGGCTTTCCCGGCGAGGCGGCCGGGGCGCGGATCGAGCGTCTCGCCGCGGAGGGCGGCTATACGGCCACCGTGGCGGGCGAGAGCGTCCACCAGGAGCTGGTGGGCGTCCAGACCCGGCAGAAGCTGCTCGCCCTCATGAACGAGGCGGCGAGGACCAACTTCGGCTATCTCCTCGACGCCCGTGACCGCGCCGAAGTCATCCACCACGGGCACTCCACCCTGTGGAACCAGCCGCCGGCCGTCACGCTGGACTTCTCCGCCGGTCTGATCTCCTCGCCGTTCGCGCCCCGCGACGACGACAAGCTCACCGAGAACGACGTGAGCGTTCGGCGCCGGTTCGGGCAGGTCCCCGCCCGGCAGGTGCTGGAAAGCGGCGCCCTGTCGGTGCTGGAGCCACCGGACGGCGTGGGCCGGTACGACAACGAGTACACCTACAGTCTCTACACCGACGGCCAGGCCGCCGGCACGGCCGCCATGCTGGTGCACCTGGGCACGTATGACGGGGTGCGCTACAGCCGCATCACGCTCGACCTCGCCAACCCGCGCGTGGCGCAGATGATCGACCCCATCCTGCGCCTCGACGTGGGCGACAAGGTGCGCCTGACCCGCCTGCCCAAGGACCACGGGCCGGACGACGTGGACGTCCTGGTCGTCGGCTACACCGAGGAGGCGGGCCCGGACCGCTGGCGTCTCGTCCTCAACTGCGTGCCCGCCGAGCCGTGGACCGCCTTCACCCTGGACAGCGATACCTACAGCCGTCTGGACACCGCCGGATGCGAACTCACCTCTGGTATCACGGCCACCGCCACATCCGTGGCCGTCACCACCACCGCACTCCGGCGATGGATCGACTCGGCCACCTACCCGACCCACTTTCCCTTCGACATCAGGGTGGGGGGAGAGGTCATGCGGGTCACCGCATGCGCTGGCACCACTCTCAGCCAGACCTTCACCGTGACCCGCTCGGTCAACGGCGTGAGGAAGGCACACGATGCCGGTGAAGGCGTCGCCCTGGCCCACCCCGTCTACCTGTCCTTGTAGGGAGCGAACCGCATGGCCAAGTACCCCGAGCTCTTCGCAGGCATGAAGGTCACGGCCGACCTGCTGTCAGCTGGCCAACCCGACATCGTCACCAAGCAGATCACCGAGTCCGTCACCTCCAGCACCACGTTTCAGAACGACGACGAGCTGTTCGTCTCGGTGGAGGCGAACGCCAAATACCGGGTCCAGCTGTTCCTGCTGCACTCGTCCCCGACGGCTGGCGACATCAAGCTCCAGTTCACGGCGCCCGCCGGGGCGTCCTTCAACTGGGGCGTACACGGCGCCGAGACGGCCGTCACCACCTCCAACGCCGTGCCCGAGACCGTCATGGCCAGCCGCAACATCGGCGAGATCGCGAACTTCGGCGGCGGTGCGTCGACCGGCACCACCGCCTTCATCGAGGGCACACTCACCACGGCCGGAACCGCCGGGACACTCCAACTGCAGTGGGCGCAGCGCGTCTCCGACGCCTCCGCCACACAGGTACGGGCAGGCACCATCCTCAGCGTCAAGCGAATCGCCTGACCCTACGTCGATAGAGAGGGAACACGCCCATGCCACTCGGGGCTGAACAAGGGCCGGAAGAGATCAGATACACCATCAACTTCACTCACCCCGATCTGGGGCCGGAGGGGAGCACGATCTACTTCGCCGTCACGCACGACCAGCCCGTCGACACGACGGAAGCCGAGAGCGACACCATGGTCCAGAAGCTGGTGGACCTGATCGACGGCTCGCCCGACTTCAACTTCCAGTCCGCGCAGAAGACGTACAGGATGCACCGGGCCATGACTGCGACCGCGTGACCTGACCCGCGCCCGCTCACCCTGCCCCGAGCCACCAGGCCGGGGCCTTTCTCATGTCTGGAGGCCCCATGGCCATACCCCTGTCCGCGTCCAAGTTCCTCGCTGCCCTGAAGGCGGAGGGCGTGAAGGTCGTCGAGGTCGGCGACTGGGAGACCCACAACCGGGCCGGTCACGGCGCCTGGGGCGAAGTGCACGGCGTGATGGTCCACCACACCGTCACCAAGGGCACCGCCCACACGGTGAGCATCTGCCGGGCCGGCTACGAAGGACTGCCCGGCCCGCTGTGCCACGGCGTCGTCGCCAAGGACGGCAAGGTTCACCTCGTCGGCTACGGCCGCGCCAACCACGCCGGGAAAGGCGACGACGACGTCCTCAAGGCAGTCATCGCCGAGAAGCCGCTGCCCGCCCCGAACGAAGCGAACACGGATGGCAACGCCCGCTTCTACGGCTTCGAGTGCGAGAACCTCGGCGACGGCAAGGACCCCTGGCCAGCCGTCCAGGTCGAGGCCATGGTCCGCGCGGCCGCCGCCCTGTGCCGGGCGCACGGCTGGGGCAAGGACGGCACCACCTCTGTCATCGGCCACCGCGAGTGGCAGCCCGGCAAGGTCGACCCGCGCGGCCCCGGGGTGTCCATGCCCGACATCCGGGCCCGAGTCGCCGAGCGGCTCAAGCACCCGGCCGGTTGGTCGCCCGGCAGCAGCACGCCGCCGGCGCCGAAGCCACCCACGACCGAGGAGCGGCTGACCGCTCTGGAGAAGCGCGTCACCGCGCTGGAGAAGAAGGGATCATGACTATGGCTTCTGCCTCTGCCCCGATCGAGAAGAAGGTGAAGGCCGCCTCGGCGGCCACCTACCTGCTCAGTGTCGCGGGGCTCTCGATCCTCGGCGCGGTCACCGACAACCCGTCGCTGGTCTCGTCCCTGCCGGACGGGCTGGAGCCGTTCATCCTCGCGCTCGTGCCCGCCGCGTCCGCAGCGATTGCCGGGTGGATGGCTCCGCACACCCCGCGCTCGGACGCCTGATCGGAGGTAGCACGTGGCCGACGAGCCGACGACCGGTGAAGTAGTCCGCCGCCTGGACGACGTCCGCCAGGATCTGAAGGAGGACATTCACGGGGTCGTCGGGCTCGTCGGTCAGAAGGTCGACGCGGAGATTTTCCGCCTCGGGCAGCAGGCGCAGGATGAGCGGCACACCGCCCTCGTCGCTCGCGTCGCGAAGCTGGAGCAGCAGGCCGAGGAGAAGGACAAGCAGCGGCAGAGCGACCGCCGCCTGATCTTCTTCAGTCTCGTCGTGCCCGTGCTGCTGCTGGCGATCCAGCTGTACAACGCCAACAAGGGGGGCTCGTGA